AATAAAAGAGAGGCATAAACGCATTTTAAACATTGTCCAAGCAATGAACAAGCTAACAGAGAGTCTCATAGAGGCAACAAACAACGGAAAAGACGTGGTTATAGAAAATCAATCAGAGGTCGAGGATGTTCGGATTGCAGGTTGTCATGAATTTACAGAGAGACTCAATGTCAAAACAAAATTCGTTATAACTGTAAAATAATTTTAAAAAAATATTTTGCATTTATTTTGCAGATTAAAAAAACGTTCTTATATTTGTGATGTTATTAATTAAACAACAAAAAAATGGCACAGTATTATAAATACATAGAAGGAACCCACGTTCATTTCTTCAAAAAATCAGAAAACGGAGTTCTGCATCTTAACACAACAACTGTTATCATGAACGTAATAAAGCACAGCGAGTTCATAGATGTTGCTGAAGAGATAAGCAAAGACGAGTTTGAAAGAGCAAGACTGGAAATAGAAACACAAATGAACATTATATGAAAATCATCGAAAACGTAAAGTTAACCCCAACAGTATCTCCGTTTGGAGAAAACATGAACACAAACATTCCGTCTATTAAATTAATGGCTGAAGAGTTTGTGAAACTCGAAGAGTACAAAGACAAAATTGTTAACTTGTTTTGCATGGGCTCCTCTGGTTCTATCTGCGCCACGTTGTTTTTAATGAACGTTCCTAACGAGTGCTATATTTACGCAATAAAAAAGGACGGAGAAGAAAGCTACAGTAGCGAAACAGGTACTCTTCACTACAACCCAAACGATGACTCGGAATTTGTAAACATTATCATTGACGACCACGTTGCAACTGGAAAAACTCTTAACCAAATATACGATAAAGTTCAGTTGCTTAACGAGGGAAGGGGAAAGAAAATACCGATTGATATAGTCATGGTATCAGGTCCAATGGACGGTGACTTATTAAGCTTCGAAGTCAATGTATTTATATGCCAACATTTTAGAGAAGCAGTTTTAGCACCCAAACTTCGTGGTACTATGCACCCTGTCGAGTTGATGCTTAAAAAGATGTTCGGAAGTTCTGTTGTAAGAGGAGGACAGCGTACAAAAAACACAATGCGTATCGCAACGTCATTAGAGGATTTATTTGGAGACGAGGAATAATACTAAAATGGAGAACTATTTAAAGTTTGTATTAGCACTGAATATATTTGGCTGCGTTATGTCAGTAGTATTTATGTTAAGTGCTGCAAGTAGAGGCGACTGGCTTGGTTGGATTATTGACGCTGTGTGTTTTGTTGTATGGGCGAAGCGTCTTGTTGAATTGTTGAAATAAATGTTAAACTTAATAATTGTAAAATAAAATGAAAAGATGGATGTTGTTGATGACCATGAACCAAGTGGTTGTGCCAAGAGAAAACGAAAGTTTTTATGCTGTTGTTGACGGAGAAGAAGAAAAAGAAATGGTTTCTTTAGAAGAAATTGTTAAAAAGGACAGAAGGGGCGAAGTACAAGCTATTGTCCACAGAAGCAACGGTGAGATATACGGCTATTACAAAGGTAGGCATATAGCTGGGTTCGCAGCTTTCGAGTCAGACGAAGTTTTTACTCCTGTTTATAACGCTAATAGTGTTGTTAATTAAAATTGTGTTGTAATGAAAAGAGCCTCGCGAGGAGGCTCTATTGTTAATGTGTTTATTGAGCAGGTGTAGGCGTTGGTTCTGCATCTGCTTTTTCTTTGTTTATAGCTGCCTCTTCTGCATCTACGTCTGAAACAGCACCGATATAAGCTATTGCAGTATGAAGCGACATAACTTGTTCCCCTGGCATTGCATATTGCATGTCCTGAAGCTTTTCTGATATATCATTCATTCTGTAAAGGTTAAATTTAGCTTTAATCTTTAAGTCTTTAGCATCTTTTAACGATGGGTCAAGAAAATTAACGATAGCAGATTTAATAAAGTTTACTATACGCTGTGTTCCTTCGCCAATCGACCCGTCTTGTTTATCCTGCGCTTTCATGTGAGGCGAAATCATCATTCTATCCCATGATGCACCTGACGGAACGTCGCCTAATCCCTTTAGTACGGTTGGAGACAGGTTTACAGTACGAGTTTTGTTGTAAATAAGCTCTGTAAGCGTTTCAAGTTCGAGTTTTACAGATTCTGGTGCTTTATCGAACGTCAAGTAGTTAAGTTTAGCACCATTTACCCCTTTAAGCACCTTTCCGCTTTCGCCTTTGTCCGAAAACCCTGTAATATCGCCTTCGTTTTCCATTTCTGCAAAAAGAATTGGCGAACCTGTATAATCATTGCTATCACATAGGTTGCTTATGGTAGTATTGATGCGGTCAGCGATGCTTTGTATGTAAGCCCATTCGGAACGCATTTGGCTAAAGTAAATGACAGGTATTTTTCCATAATTTAATGGCACTCTGTCCTGTAATTGCACGACGTCATTAAGCCTGTACTTATAAAGCATGTCTTTTGTGTATACATCGAAGCATATATTATCCTCGTCGTCGATATACTCAAAGGCGAATGCAATCATGTCTTGCTTTCCATCAAAAATAGGGTGTAATTGCTCGCCCATAGACGGAGAAATGATACGGAAACGTATACGAGGCTTGCCGTCATCGTTTAAATCGCTAAAAAATAGCACCGCAACCTCTGTTTCGCTAAACTGACGCTTTGCAATTTCCTTTAATTTAAACTGAAACTTGTTCTCGTCCCATACATCTTGCTCTGCATCGTAAAGTTTTTGCTGCAAAGGTGTCAAAGGCTTTGCCACAAGGTCAATTTTACCGCCAACCGTAAACGAAGCGGTCACATCTACTATCTCTTCTTGAAATGGTATAGCAACTCGGCTTACAGGAACCACGACTTGGTATGTTAATTGATTGCCATGCTCGTCGTACTGGTTTGCAATCGGTTTATTCACTATCTTATCGGGACGGTGAACCTTATCGATAATGACTTTATGTGTACGAGGGTCGTAATTCATGAAGTCAATAGGGTCAAACTGCGATTTGTACTCCTGTTGAAACGCATTGTAAAGCTCTTGAGCATCACCTGCGAGTAATTGTTGTAATTTCTTTAGTTCCATATCTTATCCTAATGCGCCAGTCCAGCTTCCTGTATTAGCGTTGTTTGTTCTGTTTTTACCAAAATACTCGCACATGCCTGTTAAAACATCGGGTGCGTCATCATGTAGGTTCATTCCTACTTTGTTATATTGTGTAACTGCTTTATAGAACTCAGGCCACATTTTATCCCAACCAACTGGCATGTAAATAAGGTTTGTAACCTCTGCGGAACGTTGGAAAATGCGTATCTCTTTATTAACGGTTTGTGTAAATCCTATGAATGTTGTTTTACGGTTTTTTAATAGACGTGTCTGACGCTCTACTTCTCTACTGAATCCACCGCCACCGTTGTTATATTCTATACGACAATAGCGTACAGCTTCACGAGCAAGCCTTCGTGCAAGTTCGGGCTGTGTATCTACCATCGGTGCATCTGTGTAATACACATCCATAACATACATTGCGTCTTCGGTTTCTGTATACGTTATCGAACACAAAAAGTCTTTACCTTTATCTGCGGTATCTGTGTAGTTTTTAATTACCGTCTTTGCCGTTATCGGTCGGTTTACGTATGTACGGAACTCGCCATACATCAACCCCTCTTTAGGCATCGGATTTTGCTGCATTTGACGTTGAAACATAATAGGATTTTGTTTCTTCATCTTTAGCAACTCCTCGAGTGTGTGTCTGTGAGGCCACAGCGCTCTTTCTTCGGTTGTGCCTTCGTTTACGATTGCAGGTAAAGTAAGCACAAACCAATCGTCAGGTTCTTCGCGCAGCAAATATCCGCATAAATCGTCCTCATGCAGCCTTTGCATAATTATTATGATAGGCGTTTTTCTTGAGTTTACACGATTTCGGATTGTATTTTCAAATCTATCGTTAACCTTGTTCCTAATCAACTCCGACTCTGCGTCATCGGGCTTAATCGGGTCGTCAATTATCAGCGCACCGCTAAACTTCTCCTTTTCGCCATAAACGGAGGTCTCAATACCTTCGCTTTCTAAAAATGCGAGGTCTTCGGCTGAAAACTCCTCTTCG